AGCTTTGGCTCTTGCCATTTGTTGAGGAGTAGGTGCGCCTTTCTCACCTTTCTTTCTCATTCTTTCGCCACGCTTTCTTTTCATGTGAATATTATGCCAAAGACCTTTTTCTTCAATATCAACTTCTTCAAACTTTTGAAACTTTCTAGTAGTAACTAATTTTGCATAATCTCTCACTTGTCCTGGTGTTGTAATATTAAATGTTCTTTGTGTATGTATTTGTGCCGCATTGTCTGGTCCTTGTGACCAAGTATCTACATTTGCAATCTTTGGTTGACCTGGTGTTTCGATAGGTAATTTTCTTTTCTTATCTTTCTTCTCATCTTTTTCAGTTTCATCTTGTTCATCTTCAACACCTTTTTTCTGTGCGTCTTTAGCTGAATTGATTTCTTCTTCAAAAGATTTAAATGATTTTAATTCTTTAGCATTCTTTTGTAATACTAATTTCTTTTTATCAACATCTTCAACTTGTAACTCGCTGTCAATATTGTTTGCTGGTATGATTTCATTTAACCATGCTTTTTCTACACCACCGTCTTCCATTTCATATTGTACATAATTTGGTCCACGTTTAATAATCTTACCAACATTTCCATTATTATTATTTTCAACCATGTCGCCCATATTAAATATATCGTTGTTATGATAGTTTTCTCTTATCATTCTTAATTCATCATCTTCTGGTGCCATCGCTTCATTCACTCCCATACCTTTTTTTAAGTCTTTAAATAATTTCATAGCGTCCTTCTCCTTGGTGCCTTTTATAAGTCCTTGTTTGAAACTGGTGTAGTCATTGTTCATTGCAAAATCTCTCATCTTACTAGCACTCATTCCTGTAGCACCAGTAGCGTCTGGGTCTCTTTCACCCGCACTTACGACTTCCGTTGTATCAAAATTATAGTCCTTACCGTTATACTGTTTAATTAGCCTTTTAAATTCAGCAACTCTATCACTACCTGCAATCATATAAACATCTGTAAATTTTTTATCAAATCTATTTTTCAATATTTCCATGAATGTACGTTCACTTCCAACTGCTGGTAATATCTTTATGCCTCGTGGATAAACTTTTTTCAAGTAGTCCACTTTTTGTTTTACTGTCAATGGATTTTTTCTTTTATCCTGACTTGCACTTACATATAACACAGGTAGGCCTTTTACCCTTTTTGCTATAGTAATAATTCTTTCTATGAGCTTTTGATGTCCAATGGTTGGTGGATTCAATCTACCAAAAGCAAACACGACAGGTTTTGATCTACCTGTATTCTTTTTTAGTAATTCACTAATCGTTTTCATTTGGTATCCTTACTTTTAATAATGGTTTGTCATTTATTGTGATATCACCTTTTTCATTCTTGCCTATCTTTTTTACTTTGATAGACTTGTTTTTAAACTTACCACCTTTTACAACATCACCAACTTTGATTGGTATGTTGATGTCTTCACTCATTTTCTGTTTTCTTTCTAATTCTTTTCTCATCCACATTTTTGCTCTAGGATCTGTCACAGGTTTTTTAACAATCTTACGAACCATCTTATATACTTTATCCAGTATCTTATCATTTGCTTTATTATTGTCAATAACAATAAAGTTTTTCATACCAAATAGTCTTTGTAACTTACCCATATTTTGTTGTATTTCTGCATGACTTTTTTTCACAATATCTGTTGGTACTGTTCTATCTCTAGCAGCATTTCTTGCTAATGCAACATCTAAACTTGTGTTCACAAAAATACACCAACTCTCATAACCATTTCTTGTAAGAGCTGCTTTTGCAACTTCCATTTTCACATAATCTCTTGCGGTACTATCAATTACTAAACCTAATTTATTTCGTATATACAAAGTTAATTGGTTAGTCGTTAATTTTTTTGCTCTTGCTCTTACTATATCTCTTTTTTCTTCTTCACTAGGTGGCATGTCTAAAGATAGACCTGCTTTCTTTAATGCATTTTCAAAGGCGATATCTGAATTAACATTCTTTAGTCCTAGACCTGGTGTTATTCTCTGGTTAACATAAGTCTTGCCAGAACCAGGACCACCTGCAAGAAAAAATGCCTTGAAGATACCTGGGTCATATAAACCTTCTTGTATGATAAATCTTTCTATCATGCCTCGTGACACTCCACTGATAGTCTGTAAAATTCATTTAGTTCATATCTTGACCAATTATCTGCCATTACCTCACATTGTTCTTTTGCCATAGGTTCTTGATAGACAATTTGATTACCAACATAAACCCATTCTGTTCCTGTATAACCCCATAAACTAATTATTAAAACGTATAATATATTCATTAATTTCCATTGCCTCCATTGCCACCACCATTGCCTGTGTTGCCATTGCCACCTTGTTGAGCACCATTGCCGTTACCATTACCACTGCCGTTTCCGTTTGCATTATCATTACCACTTGTGTTTTGTGGTTCTTGTTTTGGCCCTGGTCCTATTCTACCATAATATGCATACTTTCTAAATTTAGGCACACACACTTTAAGTTTTTCATCATACTTAAATCCTGGAGGACATTTTTTACTTTCTATAAATTGTTTAAAAGACCACATCAACCACCACCTTTCGCAATCATAATCGCTGCCATGTAATCGTTAGCGTCTTTTTCATTCTTATAAACTTTCTTTAATTCTTTTGCATGTTTACCACCTGGTGTCAAAACTCTTTTTTTGTTTTTAAATTTATCTGCATAAACACCATAACCACCACCTGGCATTTTTCTTACATCTTCACAAAATTGTTTAAATGTTAACATTACCCTTCCCAGTTTTTAGCAGCCGTAAAGTTTTGTACACTAAACTCTAGTCTATCAACTAACTTTACTGCTTTACCTTTCTTATCTACTGCAACATAACCTTCTGGATTTGTTGCTTTTAATCCATTACCTTCTCTTTTAAATGTGCCAATACTTTTTGCTTTATTTAATTTTGATATGATTATACCTTTTGCTGTTTGTAATGTTTTATATGTTGCACAAGCAAAATAAATACTTTCATTATGACTATCAATAAATTTAAGACCAGTATTCTGAATAGTCTGATATTTTTCTTTTGCCTTATCAGTCTTAACACTATCTATTTCTTTTTGTGTTCTTGTTTTATAGTGTTGTTTAAATGCCTCAGCAGTTTTTGCTGTGCTTGGCAAATCTGTTCCAGCACGTATAAAAGAATTAAGATAAGTTTTTAATTGTACACCTACTGACAAAGTATTCTTTTCTGTTTTAATTTTGTTTAACATTTCTTTAGACTTCTTCAAAGAGCCTGACGCCATGTTTATTGTTTTTTGTAATTGTTGACTTTCACCTATTGTCATTAACGCATTACCTGATACATCTTTATATCTAGCGTCATCAAACCATACGTTAGGTGTTCTTCTTAATTTAGAAACATTCGCACCAAACTTGGCAGATAGTTTATCAAAACTTGAACCTTTATAGGTTGTGTGAAAAACAATACCTAATTTACTACGATCTATCTTTTTACCAAAAGGTGTATTCTCTGGTACCATGTAAACTATTGTATTAGGTTGAAAAGAAATCATTTGTTCTTGTTTACCTGAAGGATCTTTATATGTTGTTTTCTTTTTTCCCGATTGTATAAACATCAAATCACCTTGTAGTATTTCTTTCATACCTATACGAGAAAGATATTGTAAACACTCTCTTAAAATGTTTGCAACAGGACCTTCATGATTTTTTCTTATATCTGCAATATTATAATTTACTTTTGGATTTTTATTAAACACAGATTTTGTGCCTACAAAAAATTTACCATTTTCAGGACTAGGACCACAAACTATTGCTGGTGCGCCATCCCATTTTGTAGTGACGTTTACTTTACTTTTACTATGACCTGCTAACATTTCATTTAATGCCTCTAAAAAAGCAATAGCATTTTTGCCACCTTCAAAACCATTATTAATAATATCATCTTCAAGATGTTCTAAATGTGTATTTTTATCTTCGTGTAATAGTTCCATTAGAATTTTATAAACCTCTTTACTGATATATCAGGTTCTGCACCTAAAAACTTCATTAATTTACTTACACCTGATTGTATATAACTTTTTGCTTTGTCTATAACTTTTGAGAATAAAGATTTTACTTTTGTTTTAATTACATCAATAATACCTTCATCTAAACTACCATACCATTCATTAGAATAATCTTCTTTTTGACCTTCCATACTATCTACAATTAACGATACTACTGACCAAAAATTATATTCACCTGTTTTACCTTTTGGGTTTGCTTTTGTTACTGCGGCTTTAGAAGTTCGACCACTTGTTTTAAATCTTGCTTGTAGTTTCATTGCGTTTGCAATCTTTTTACAATACTTGTCATCATCAACTTTTTGTATTGTAACTGACGTGCCAGAATGATTTGCCACAACCATAAATTCAGCTGCACTATTACTTGCACGACCATATTTTTCATAACCAGACATTGCCTCTCGAGCAAAGGCAATCTTAAACTTTTCTGATTTTTCAAATAAAGCACCTAAATCTCTCATACAATCTTTGTGAGCTTTTTCTGCTGCGTTAACGACTGGGTTATCACCTTTTTTAATGATAGGTCTTAACTTACCAGGTGCAAGTGTAGATGTAACAAAACCATCAAAGGTTTTATTTGCTTCTTTAAATTCTTTTGATTTTTTTAGTGAGGGTGTTGCTTTTAATGCCGCAAAGAATGTTGCCTTACTTTCTGCAGGACCACCTGACATTAATTGTGCCATACCTATCTTTAGAGATAGTCTTTTGTTACCTATGAGTATATCTGTTTTAGGAGTGGTGTCTGTTGCACCATATGAGGACCAAAATGAAGTTAATGAAGATTTAGCACGACCATATTGCTCTGCTTTAGCATTTTTGTTACCAAATTTTTTTGCGATTGCTGTTGCGATAAGTTGACCTGCTTTTAATGCAGCCTTCTCTTTTTGCAACATTTTGTAGACAGCAGGATTAACACCTGATGTTTTAACATCAAATTTCTTACCGTTATTCTTATGCCAACCAATAACTATGGCTGCTTCGTAGTCCTCTGCCTTTAGTTTCTGTTCCTGTAAATCTACAGGTTCGTCTATGAAATCTTTAAACCCCTTCATCATTACTCCCATGTATATACTAAAATAACTATTTAGTCAAGGAGAAACTTTGGAATACCCCCATTTACTTTCCAAATCTGGTTTTTATTATGAAAATCTGCAAATTCTTTAGCCTTTTCTCTAAAGTTAAATGTTTGCACTACTCTAGGTTCTGCATGTTGTCCACATGGACCTTGCATTACTTGAAAGATATAACCTCTACCTTTCTTTCTAGTTTTTACAGAATACTCTATACTAGAACTGGAAGTCTTGGAACTTCTTGTATTTTTCTTCGGCGCTTTCTTCTTTCGCCTCTTTAAGGTTGTGTTCGACATATTTTGTCTCCTCTGGTTGTATTATATTTTGTGCTTGTTGTTCAATATCAAACAGTTTCATTCTTGCACGGTCAACACCAATAATAAACTTACGATTAAGTGTTGGATCATTATATCTGTTCTTTAATTGTTTGACAAGCATTTGCCCTGCCTTTTCTAGTTCTTCACTAGAGATCAACGCAAACATAAAGTCTGCTGTTGCTGGAAGCCCAAAGGATTCAGAGGTATCTTCTAGACCAATGTCAGTAGAAACAAAACCACCTCTTGTTGTTTGTGTCGCTGTCACGATAGGCACATCTAATTCTACAGCCAAACCTCTTAATTCTTCAGCGATTGCTTTGATATAGGTATAACTGTTTACATTAGAACCTGCCTTAAATCTTGATGAGGCACATATATTAATATAATCAATAAAAATAATATCTGGTTTGAATGTTCTTTTCAATGCCAGTTCATTTACTAAGGCACGATAATGATTTGCACCTGCACTAGCAGTTGGATATTCTTTGATAATTAATGTGCCTGTAGTTTTAGATTGTAATTGTGTAATCTTATCGCTGAATAATTTTTTATTCAACATG